CATCACGCACCTCCCGTATCCAATCAATAAACACCTCGCTAGGCTTGACCCAACGAGCCACACGCTTAACATCAGGCACTTCAATGGGGTAGTTAAGCAATAACCCCATGTCTTTATCAAACCCAACTAGCCTAAAGAACTCAGGCGTGTCGGGCTTGCGATACAACTTAATTACTACCATGCCCACCCCCTTTCTTACGTATCTCGGAGAGAATTCTCTCCGCACTACCCTTTATGCCCTCACGAATGTTCGGGTTTACTTTAATCAGCGTAGCAATCTTGAGGTCAGGATCAAACACCTCGCCTCTTGCTATGCGTATGAATATGTCAGCCTTAATTTTTCTCGCCTGTTCGTAGTTCCATTTGTTCAGTTCCTTCGTTTCGGGCGTAAGGTAGCGTGAAGAATGGTGGCGTCTTGCGTATTGGGCTACCTGCTTGGATAGGCTGTCTTTTAGTTGCAGTATCGGCTCGGCTTTCACTTTAGCCCAACGTTTTTTCATAGCCTTACTACGTTTATGAGGTAACTCTTCTTTAATTTGTTTGAGCATCATCTCCCCGATCACGCTGTGCATATCTCCGCTTGAGATTTTGTTGCGTATTTGTTTTGGGGTTAGTGGCTTTTTGCTCTTTGCTTTTTCCCAACACGTTGTGCAACGCACGCTGTCAACGACTATGCCTGAAGAGATTGATGACCGATGTAAGAGAGCACACGTCTGGCGTTTCGTAAGTTGCCTTTTGAACAGACTTGCGGGTTTTGTTTCGCCACATTGTGTGCAGGTTTTGGATTGATTTTGTGTATTCATGTCAGATTCTCGCCATTAGTGTCCACCATTTGATAGTAGGTTGCCACTCAAGTATGACATGGCAAAGCCATATAGTAGCACGCTTTGTTGGTGTTGCAACCTAGGTGTCTACGAAAAATAGAGAATTATTAAAGGAAAAGGGATAGTAAGTTTTGCAGGCTTACACTTTTTTTCTTACTTATTATTATATAAGTATATCTATCTTTATATATAATAATATGTTGCAATCGTGACCCCGCCTTTACGCACAAGGGTTTGAGGGTGGTAACTAGTTGTCCACTATGTATCAAATGGTAGACTATTGTCCACCACCCCCAAAAACCTTGTTCTCCCCAACTTGTTGCGGAGAGAATTCTCTCCCGACTCACAAATAGATCTTATGTTGATCCGCAAGACGCCATGTGGTGAGAGCGACCCAATGCTCGGAGTGAAGTTCACCTGTGCGTAACTCCTTGACCTTCTTGATTGCTGACTCCATGGTTGAGAAGAGTTTCGCATCGCCTTTGCTGTTGCGTGCGAACTCACAGATAACGCCGTTGGTTTTGTATGCTACGACAAAGCATATGGGTTTGTTGATATGTTTCATGGTATTTCCTTTCGTTGGTTATTGAACAGTTGCGTAGTTGCCTACGGCATAACGCTTGGCTTCTTCTACATCACTAGCCAACAGGTTGAAGCCTTCTCCTGTGTCTAGTTCTACATAAAACCAAGACTTACCTTCGATTACTATGTCCTGTAAGTCAGGGTTTACTTCTGATAAATCTAGTGCTTCTGCATATGTAACTTGCATGGTATTACTCCTTTAGTGGTTTACTGCAATAGGTTTGACAGAAAACAGAACCGCCTTGCGACCTCGCCCGCTTGGCTTGTCCTGTAATTTCTGTCAAATGCGTTGGAGAGAAATCTCTCCCGATTACTTACGGGTAACACGCTTGAAGAACTTGGTTTGCTGAGCCTTGGTCATGCTCTCAACTAACTCAAGTGCCTTCTCCACAATGTCTACCTGAGAACTAACTGCTGTGCCACTCGTTGCAGAGTCTTTCTTTTCTTCAGGGCGAATGATGTGATACCTGAAGTCCGAGTAAGCCTTTGAGTAAGCCTTGTTGTTATCCGCACTTCGTTTAGTGCGTGGCGTGGAGAGAATTCTCTCCGCAATGCGTTGCGTAACATTTAAGCCACCCATTAAGTGTTGCACAAGCCATTCCTGCAAACGAGCCTTGCGTGTTGCACTATCGGCTTTCACATACTCCAAATGCCATACGAGTGTTGACTCACTCAGCATACGACCTTGTTTACCTAAGCCAAAAGCAAACTGAGAAAACGAAACAACGATTTGATTTGATTTCATTTTGAAACTCCAAATAAAAAAACCTAGCAATCGGCTAGGCACGAATCGGCGGGCTATCCCACCAACAACTCTAGTTTAGCATTTGGGGTGTTTGGCAACGGCTTGGTGAGAACTTCTGACCCCCACCCGATACCCACCAAGCCATATAGTTGAGGTGGTGGCGTGGCACGTAGATCAGTGTTCGTTAGCCACAAAATAAAAAATTGTCAAATTTTGTAAAAAAATAGGGGAGTTATGTCAAATCTTAGACATAGGTGGGGTACTAACGCCAAAACATACAGATTGGAAAAACGCCTTCGTCTATAGGCGCCGAGTGCACGTCAACCCGTATCGCTTTCCCCCTGATCCCGTGGCAGATCAAGGTCAGTATATCAAAGTGGGGTACTGATGGGTACTAGTTGAAGCATGTGAAGCGGTCAAAAAATCCCACGTTCCCCCGTGCTCACGTGAAGAGCAAAGTCAGTATACAGAAAAAAGCCCCCGGCAAGGAGTCCGGGGGCGCAAGGTGAGTGTGAACCCACGAAAGGAACCGCAGTCCAAACGAAGGAAAATACTGCGGCAAGGGCAGTATACACAAAAAACTTTACACAACGAAGAAAAACCGGTTACACTCCGTGTAACCGTGTCAGCAGTACCCCGTGTTTTCCCACGCAACCAAAGGAGATTAGACACACGATGTTTTTGGAGCACCTGGTAACAGCGAAGGCAGCGGACTTCATCCCAGATCTTATACAAGATCCGGCGGCTTTCACGTCTTTAGACGAAGCAACCCCCGCGCAAACCCTCTCCGCACAGCACAAAACCAGCCAGTGGCTAAAGAGTCTTACCGAAGAAGACGACGAGATACTGACTGAAGCCCAAGAAGAAAAAACCACAGACGCATTTAACGCCCTAGTCACCCACGACCCTAAGGCAAAACAAAAACTTTTACAGCTAGACCTCCCGGAAGAAATAAAAAGCGCAGTCGGCATGGTGACAGCCTACCAGTGGAAGTTTATCGAGCAGGCAGAAGAGCTACGCAGTATGAGCGTGGCAAAAATAGTTAAAGAAACTGACCACCCCGACGCCAAAGTACGCTTAAAAGCACTAGAGTTGCTGGGCAAGGTCACAGAAGTGGCGCTTTTCACCGACCGCGTCCAAATCAAAAATGAAGAAATATCAGACGAAGAGCTAGATGCTCGCATCAAAGAGAAACTGGGGCGCTATATGGGCGTCGTTGACATCGTCGATGTCGAGGAAAAAGAATGAACTACGAGTTCATGACCCCAGAAGAGGCGCTTGCAGCGCAAAAAGCGCTCAAGCACATGAACAAATACGAGAAACTTGTCTTTTTAGACGAGTTAACGCAAAAAGAACACAGGCATCGGCTCAAAATGGCAAAAAAGAGCCCGATAGCGTTTGCAAAACGTGTATATCCGGGGTTCAAAGTGGGACCTCATCACAAAAAACTAGCCAAAATATTCCAAGACGTCGTAGACGGTAAAAAGAAACGGGTGATTATTAATATTGCCCCCCGTATGGGTAAGTCGGAGTTCTCCAGCTACCTGTTCCCAGCGTACTTTTTGGGTAACTACCCAGAAAAGAAAATCATCATGGGTACCCATACCGCGTCTCTCTCGGAAGACTTTGGTCGACGAGTAAGGAACTTAATTGAATCCGAAGAATATCAAGAAGTCTTCCCAAACACCGTGGTGGCAGACGACCAGAAAGCGGCGGGGAAATGGTCTACTGGTGCTGGCGGTCAGTATTACGCTGCTGGTGTCGGCGGCGCTCTGGCAGGTCGTGGTGCTGACCTATTTGTTATTGACGACCCACATTCTGAACAAGACATGAAGGCGAACAGCCGCTTGGCGTTTGACAATGCGTGGTCTTGGTTTCAAACCGGACCGCTACAACGTCTTATGCCAGGTGGTGCCATCATAGTAATCATGACTCGGTGGTCGATGTTGGATCTGACAGGGCGCTTAATTGAATACCAGATTAAAAATCCAGAAACCATACCTTGGGAAATCGTACAGTTGCCAGCCATCATGGACGAAGGCACGGAAAAAGAGAAATCGCTTTGGCCTGCACAATGGAATTTAGAAGCGTTAAAAAATACTAAGGCGTCGATTGACCCACGGTTTTGGAATGCGCAGTATATGCAGAACCCCACGTCCGATATGTCGGCATTGGTATCAAGAAAAGACTGGCGGATCTGGGAGGCAGAAGACCCACCCCCATGCGACTACGTGATTCAGTCTTGGGATACGGCACACGAGGTAAAGACATCTAGCGACTACAGCGCTTGTACGACATGGGGCGTCTGGTACAACAACGAGGATAAGAACAGCCCAAACCTTATCCTGCTTGACGCTTTTAAAGAGCGTATGACCTTCCCGGAACTAAAAGCAACGGCACTCAAGCACTACAAAGAGTGGAACCCAGACGCGTTTATCGTGGAAAAGAAAGCAGCGGGTAGCCCGTTAATTCAGGAGTTACGTCGCATTGGTATACCAGTACAAGAATTCAGTCCATCACGAGGTAACGATAAAATGGTGCGTTTGAATGCGGTTGCTGATTTGTTCACAAGTGGCAAAGTGTGGGCGCCAGATACACGCTGGGCACGTGAAGTGATTGAGGAAGTTGCATCGTTTCCAGTTGGCGAACATGATGACTTCGTGGATACTACAACCCAGGCGCTTTTGCGTTATAGACAAGGCGGGTTCATAAGCCTTGAGACAGACGAGAAAGACGACGATCTTTTATATAAATACCGCAGAAAAGCTGCGTACTATTAGGAAAAATCATGAGCATAGAAAAATCACTATACGCAGCCCCAGAGGGTTTAGCGGCATTAGACCAAGAGCCCGATATTGAGATTGAGATCGAGGATCCGGAGTCAGTAAAGTTAAGCATTGAAGGAGAAGAGATCCTTGAGATGCGCCAAGGTGAGGGGTCTGAAGACTTTAACGAGAACCTTGCTGACGTATTAGATGAAGGCACGATTCAGTCCTTAGCGGGCGATTTAGCAGAAGATATTAGTAACGACCTAGCCTCCCGCAAAGACTGGGAGCAGATGTATAAAGACGGTATTACGTTATTGGGCTTGAAGTTCGAGGAAAGAACAGAGCCATGGGATGGCGCATGCGGTGTGTTCCACCCGATGATTACAGAAGCGGTGGTGCGGTTCCAGTCAGACACCATCATGGAGACTTTTCCGGCAAGGGGCCCCGTACGTACACAGATAGTTGGTAAAGAAACGCCAGAGAAAAAAGAAGCGGCGACTCGTGTTGAAGAGGACATGAACTACCAGCTCACGGAGAAAATGCCTGAGTACCGCCCTGAGCACGAGAAGATGTTGTGGAACCTGCCAAGTGCTGGTTCGGCGTTTAAGAAGGTGTACTACGACCCAAGCCTAGAGCGCCAAGTATCCATATTTATTCCAGCAGAAGATGTGATCCTGCCATACGGCGTCTCCGAAATTAACACCTGCCATCGCATTACCCACGTAATGCGCAAGAACAAAAACGACCTGTTAAAGCTCATGAATGCGGGCTTTTATCGGGACGTTGAGCTAGGAGAGCCTAGCCGGTTCACAAGCGATATTCAAGAACGCAAGGACAAAGAGACTGGGTTCTCGGCATCTTATGACGACCGTTTTGAGATTTATGAGTCGCACGTTGACTTGGATATTCCTGGCTACGAGGACAAAGATAAGGACGGCGAGCCAACAGGTATTGCTCTGCCATATGTGGTTACGATGATCCGTGGCACGGACGAGGTCTTGGCAATTCGCCGTAATTGGAAAGAAGAAGACCCACTGAAGTTAAAGCGTCACCACTTCGTGCACTACCAGTACATCCCTGGATATGGGGCGTATGGCTTTGGTTTGTTCCACCTGATCGGTGGTTATGCGAAGTCAGCAACATCCATAATGAGGCAGCTCGTAGATGCAGGTACGCTATCAAACCTGCCCGGTGGTCTAAAAGCCAGAGGACTGCGTATTAAGGGGGACGACACGCCAATTAGTCCGGGAGAGTTCCGTGACGTAGATCTGGGTAGTGGCAATATTCGAGACAACATCCTGCCCCTGCCGTACAAAGAGCCTTCGATGGTTCTGTCGGGGTTGATGGACAAGATCGTTGAGGAAGGTAGACGCTTTGCGGCTACTTCGGATATGAAGATTGCCGATATGTCTAACCAAGCGCCGGTAGGAACCACACTGGCGATTCTGGAGCGGACGTTAAAAGTGATGTCGGCGGTTCAAGCCCGTGTACACTATTCGATGAAGCAAGAGTTGCAGTTATTGGCTGCGATTATCAGAGACTACACAGATGACGAATACACCTACGAGCCAGAAGACGGAACAGCGCGTGCTAAGAAGGCGGACTATAGCAATGTTGAAGTGCTTCCCGTCTCAGACCCAAATGCGGCTACCCTTTCCCAAAGAGTCGTTCAGTACCAAGCTGTCATTCAATTGGCGCAGATGGCTCCACAGATTTACAATCTGCCAGTTTTACATCGTCAGATGTTGGAAGTGCTTGGTATTAAGCATGCGAGTAAGCTGGTGCCGTTGGAAGAAGACCAGAAACCGAAAGACCCAGTAACAGAGAATCAGAACGTTCTTAAGGGTAAACCCTTAAAGGCATTCTCGTATCAAGACCACGAAGCACACATCAAGGTGCACCAGATGGCGATGCAAGATCCCATCGTACAGCAACTTATTGGTCAGAACCCCATGGCGCAGGTTATACAGTCAGCCATGCAGGCACACATCGCCGAGCACGTGGGTTATGCGTATAGAAACAAAATAGAACTAGCCCTCGGCGTTGCACTGCCTAGCTCAGAAGATGAGCTCCCAGATGAGATGGAGAAAGAGATCAGTCGCCTCATGGCAGAAGCCGCACCGCAGGTATTGGCAGAGTCCCAAGCCATGGCTGCTCAACAGCAAGCCCAGCAAAACGCTCAAGACCCAGTCTTACAGATGCAGATGCAAGAACTTGAGCTTAAGAAGCAAGAGTTGCAGCTCAAAGCCCAGAAACTACAGGTGGATGGGGCTGCCAAGATGGACGAGCTAGCCATGAAGAAGCAAGAACTTGAGGCTAACGCTCAGCTTGAGATGATCAAATTGGGTCAAAAACAACAACTTGACGGCACTAAATTAGGTGTAGAAATAGCCAAAAGCCGCAGAGAAATGATGAAAAAGACGAAGGAGTAATACATGCAACTAGAAACAATGAGTTTTGCCCAAGCGCTTAGAGACAAAATTCGCTCGGACATGAACAACTTTACGGACGACATGGCTAGTGGACAGTGTATTGATCATGCGTCTTACAAAGAACTTTGCGGGGTGATTCGAGGTCTAGCCTACGCAGAGCGGCATTTAATTGACCTCGCTGACAACATAGAGAAGGCTAACGATGAGTGAAGCTATAGCAGTTCCGGAGAAAGAGTTAATCCTGCCGCCGGGTGTAAAAGCCCCAGAAGTGGATGCAGAGTACGAATCAGCAGAAGTTAAGGCAAAAGCACTACCAGAGCCAAAAGGCTGGCGGATGCTGTGTGCTTTGATTGACCCTGACGATACTTATGAAAGTGGTCTTGTAAAAGCCGATGCGACCAAGCAGGTTGAGGAGTTAACCTCCCCAGTGCTGTTTGTCATCAAAATCGGACCCACCGCATATGATCCAGAGAAGTTCCCAGAAGGGGCTTGGTGTAAGGAAGGCGACTTCGTTATTACCCGTCCGTATACCGGGACACGGATCAAAATCCACGGCAAAGAGTTCCGCTTGATTAATGATGATCAAGTAGAAGCAACAGTCGAAGACCCACGCGGTATTTCCCGCGTTTAACAGGAGAAAAATATGCCAGATAATGACGAATTTAAGTTTCCTCACGAAACAGAGGACGAGGCGCAAGCCAATACCGAGATTGATATTGACGTATCGGCGGAATCCGATGTAGATATTGAAATTGAGGATGACACCCCTGAAATTGACCGCAAAGCCAAGCCGCTAGAGCGGGAAGTTGAAGACCCAACGGATGAAGAAATTGAGTCTTATACCAAGGGGGCACAGGCACGGATCAAAGAACTCACCCACGCACGTCACGACGAAAGACGGGCTAAAGAAGAGGCTTTGCGTGAAAAAGTTGAACTTGAGCGGTTAACTCAACAGATCTTAGATGAGAACCGCAGGCTCAAAGAGTATGTAAAAACAGGCGAAACGACATACCAAGAAACGCTACAGGCTAAAGCTGAAGCAGAGATGGAGATGGCGAGACGCAAGTTTAAAGAAGCACAGGAGTCTTACGACTCTGATGCCATGCTTGAAGCTCAAGAAAATTTGACTGATGCAAAGATGAAACTTGAAAGTGCAAAAAATTTCAAGCCAGCCTCTTTACAAAATTCAGAAAATGCAGTACAAACATACCAAACGGCTCCCGAAGCCCCCAAACTTGATGATAAGACCTTGCGCTGGCAAGCAAAAAACCAGTGGTTTGGATCTCCGGGATACGAGGAAATGACGGCCTTTGCACTAGGGCTGCACCAAAAACTAGTTGCTACCGGGGTAGACCCCCGCTCAGACGAATATTTCGATCGTGTCGACGGTCGCTTGAAGCAAGTGTTCCCAGAAGTCTTTAATGACGTAAAGAGCGCTGAACCGGTTAAGGCTGAGCCGACTAAAAAACCTGCGAATGTTGTGGCTTCTGCCACCCGTTCTTCGGGTGCTAAGAAAGTAATTAAGTTAACTGCTACGCAAGCTCGTCTTGCAGAAAAGTATGGCTTATCCCACAAACAGTATGCTCAGGAAATTTTAAAATTGGAGGCTCAAAATGGCTAATAACCGCACACCTCGTGAACAAGAATCACGCGAAAAAAACCCAACTCGGTATGTTTATAAACCACCGAGCTCTTTACCAGATCCAGCACCAGATCCAGATTATGAGTTTCACTGGGTTGCAGTGGCGATCGCAGGACAATCTAACCACACTAACGTGTCGCAGAGATTCCGTGATAACTGGGTTCCATGTAAAGCAGAAGACTATCCAGAGTTACAAGTTGAAGGTAACAAGGATGGCAACGTAGAAATCGGTGGATTGCTTTTATGCAAGAAACCAAAAGAGATGGCTGAAGCCCGCAGAGACTATTTTGAGAAAAAAGCTCAACAGCAAATGGAATCTGTAGACAACAGCTTTATGAAAAATAGCAACCCAAATATGCCTTTGTTTGCTGAGCGTAAGAGCACAACAACTAAAGGACGTGGGTTTGGTGATGGAAATTCTTAACTAGGAGATTTAAATGGCTTATCCAACCGTTGATACTCCCTATGGCTTACAGCCAATCAACAGCGTAGACGGCAAACCCTACGCTGGTGCAACCCGTCAATTGCCAATCGCAAGTACTTATAACACTGCGATTTTTAACGGGGATATTGTGACTGTAGTTGATGGGGGTACTATTGCACTGTCAGGCGTTACAGACGACTCTACAACTACTGCTGCTAACTACACCTATGGTGTATTTATGGGTGTTCAGTACACCAATGCGCAAGGTCAAACCGTTCAAGCTCAGTACTACCCAGGTAATGCTGCTGCAACGAATGCTATCGCTTATGTGGTAGATGACCCAATGGCTGCTTTTAAAGTAGCTGTTGTTGCCGCAAACAGCGTTGTACAGACTGTTAACCAAAGCGTTGTAGGTATTAACATGGCGATTCAACCAGAAGTACCACAGGGTAATACTACTACTGGTAATTCTTACACTGGCGTGCTCGTTCCTACCGATAACCGTGGTAACGCAGCAACCCTGCCAGTACGTTGTGTTGCCGTAGTTCCAGCAACTGCTACCGGTGCAAATGCCTTCACTGAAGTTGTAGTGAAGTTGAACAACCCACAAATACTCCGTACAACGGGTATTGATTACGCCGCTTAAGGAGCATATAAATGGCTATTTCACGCGCACAACTACTTAAAGAGTTGCTCCCAGGCTTAAACGCTTTGTTCGGTTTAGAGTACAAGCGTTACGGCGAAGAGCACAAAGAGATCTACGAAACTGAGAAATCAGAGCGTAGCTTTGAAGAAGAAACCAAGCTGTCCGGCTTCTCTGCTGCACCAGTCAAGAACGAGGGCTCAGCCATCGCTTATGACAATGCACAAGAGGCATTTACAGCTCGCTATAACCACGAAACCATCGCCCTCGGCTTCTCCATCACTGAAGAGGCAATCGAGGACAACTTGTATGACAGCCTTTCTGGTCGTTATACCAAGGCTTTGGCTCGTGCTATGGCTTACACCAAGCAGGTTAAATCTGCGGCTGTGTTGAACAATGGCTTCACCAATTCCAGCCAGTATTACGGCGGCGACGGTGTACCTCTGTTCTCTACTTCACATCCGTTGGTTTCTGGTGGTGTTAACAGCAACCGTCCTTCCACTAACTCTGACTTGAATGAGACTTCGTTGGAAAACGCAGTTATTCAAATCGCAGCTTGGACAGACGAGCGTGGCTTGCTCATCGCAGCAATGCCCCGTAAGTTGATCATCCCACCAGCACTACAGTTCGTTGCAACTCGTTTACTTGAGACTAACCTCCGTGTTGGTACCACTGACAACGACATCAACGCATTGAAGAACAATGGTTCGATCCCAGAAGGTTACGCAATTAACCACTATCTGACCGACACCAATGCTTGGTTCTTGACAACTGATGTACCTAACGGCATGAAGCATTTTGAGCGTATGCCTTTAAGTAACTCAATGGACGGCGACTTCGATACTGGTAACGTACGTTACAAGTCTCGTGAGCGTTATTCGTTTGGCTGGTCTGATCCACTCGGAATGTTTGGTTCACCAGGAGCGTAATAAAAAAGGGGAGCCAAAAACTCCCCTTTTTGTTTTATTTGTTGTAAGATTTGATTTATCTGGGTGAATCGCTTATCAAACCGCCCCAGCGGACGCATACACGATTGATAGGCTGAACTTTGTATGAAGGACAATTTATTATGGCAACAGCAACTACCTCAGCCGTATGGCGCTCCACTGGTGGAGATCAAACACGCACTGCAGAAGCAGGCTCCATGGTTATGGCAGTCCCCTTCTATATTGCAAATACTGCAGCAACCGCAAACGTACTCAACGTTGTTAACGGAAACGCTTTAATTCTTCCCGCTGGCGCAGTAGTAACAGAAGTTATTGTTTCTAGCGGTGGCGGCGGTAATGCTACATCTAACGTAGGGTTTACCCCACTAATCAGCGTTGGTCCTGGTCAAACTACCACTCTTGGTACAAACGTTCCTACTGGTTTTGTTTCTGCTGGTAACGTATCTGCTCGTACAATATTTACTGTTGGCGGTACAGGTGGTGGTGCTTCTTTGGGTAACGTAGCTAACGCAACTAACTTAGTTGTTGTTACTAATACTCAGGGTGCTACTAGTGCGATTGCCGGTGTGGTAAGTGGAAGAATCATTTATCACGTAGCTGACGCTGGACAACAAAGCGTCTAAGGAGAAGCATCATGACGATGCAATATGACGTAAAAGCAGCGCATTTAAATGCTACCGGCATAGCGTATTTAGGGCGTACCCGTTTAAAGGGCTTGTTAACTGTTGGTAGCACAACCGCAGGGGTGGTTAATCTTTGGGACTCCACCACAGCAGCTTTGGGCGGTACATATAGCCGTACGGGTAATACTGTTACTGTTACTGTTACTTCGCATGGCTTAGCTAATGGACAGGCATTTGGTTTTGCTGCCTCTACTGGTAATGCTTCAAGCGGTAACTTTACGGTTGCTTCAGTGGCTAACGCCAATGCGTTTACCTTTACGGATACCCTAAATACTGGCTCTACTACTGGTAACTGTGGCATTAACACCCGTTGGTTGATGTCGTTTGATACAGCTAATAACCAAGCAGAAACCTATTTGTTACTGCCCGGCGAGGGCATTTTGGCACAAAACGGTATTTCTGTTGGTTTAGCTAACCAAACCAGCATGACGGTGTTTTATGGCTAAGAGCCCTGCTTGGACTCGTAAGGAAGGCAAAAACCCCGAAGGCGGTCTAAACGCCAAGGGGCGTGCCTCGTATAACGCCGCTAACCCTGGGAAACCGGGGCTAAAAGCTCCTCAGCCAGAAGGCGGTCCAAGACGTGATTCGTTCTGTGCCCGCATGAAAGGCATGAAGAAAAAGCTAACCAGCGCTAAAACTGCCAACGACCCCAACAGCCGCATCAACAAGTCCCTGCGGGCTTGGAACTGCAAAGAAGGTGGGGCTGTACGTGGCGGTGGTTGCGAAGTCCGTGGTAAGACTAAAGGAAGGATAGTGTGATATGGCTATCGGTGAACGCCCAGAAGATTTAGAAACTTTAAGAAAAGCCTTTGGTGAAGTAGAAGGCGCATACGGTAAAGTTTTTCCAAGTATTCAAGGGCAATTAACAGGTTCTTTACCAGCGCAGAAAAAAGCCAAAGGAGGCAAAATTCGTGGCGGTGGTTGTGAGATTCGTGGCAAAACTAAAGGACGGATGGTCTGATGGAACTAATAATTAGCATTGTTCTTGGGCTGTGGTCTTTGGCACTAAGCGTAGTGTTATCTATTATTGGCTATGCAGTGAGAGAAAAATTGGACAAGATTAAAGAATTGGATGAGAAGTTAAACGCAACCAGAGTGGAGGTAGCTCGTGATAACGTTACTCAAGCAGAAATTGACAAAATTATGGTCCACATTGACCAGCGCTTTAATAAACTTGAAGACAAAATTGACCAACTTATTCAGAAAGGGTTAACAGCATGAAACACTCAGATATTGCAAAAGACATGCCGATGATGAAAAAAGTAGCTGCTAAAGCAGTTAAAGGACACGAGGCACGTATGCACAAAATGGCGGGTGGTGGTGTAACCCGTGCTGATGGCTGCGTTATGAAGGGTCACACCAAAGGCAAGATGGTTAAGATGGCGGGCGGCGGAAGTTGCTAAATGCCAAGTTCTCGTGTTAACCCTATTTCTTCTGCCGCCCAATTAGATTTGGGCTTTGGTAGCACCCCTGAGCAAGTGCAAAAAGGTAGAGCGGCAGATCCGGGGTACAAAGAAGTTCACGAGAAGTACAACCCACCAGAGAAAGACCAGAAAGCTAAAGCTGCTGAGAACAAAGAGTTTGAAGACAAGCGCCAGCAAAGAAGTAAGTTGATCCAACAAGCCGAGATGGCTAAGATCAACGAGATCTTTGAGCGGTCTAAAGGGGGTGGCGGTGCTGCTGGTATCCCTAAGACTGGTAAAAAGCCCTATGACTTTAAGAAGGGCGGTAAAGTTAGTGCATCATCTCGTGCTGACGGCTGTGCTGTACGGGGTAAGACTAGAGGACGGATGATATGAAAAAAGATGAGTTGCCACAAGAAATGGTTGATCGCCTCACCCGTGAGGAGAACGAAGCCAACCCAATGGTTAAATTGCGGGACAAAATTTTTGGAGCTGAGAAAACTAGCAGCGGTCCATATAAAGGCACATACAACCCCGATAAAAAGCGGGGTGAGTTGTTAAAAGACGGCGTGTCTACTGGCGAATATTTCCCAGATAAAAAAGGTCTTTTTAAAGATACCTCCGGTATGGAAGGCGCTAAAAAACGTGCATCTGAACTTAATAAAGAACCAGTAAAGAAAGCCAAAGGCGGCAAAGTATCTTCAGCGTCATCTCGTGCAGATGGCTGTGCTATCAAAGGTAAAACCAAAGGACGCATGGTATGAGAGCCAGTCGAGGCATGGGCGCTGTAATGCCTAGCAAGATGCCGGGCAAGAAAGTCATTCATCGTAAGGACAACCCTAACGATGTGGATATGTACGCCAAGGGCGGTAAGGTTGGCGGTAAAGGCGTTGTTGTTACCAAGGGTGGCACAGCTTCTGCCATGGCAAAGAAATTACTACAGAAGCCCGGTTCGTTAACTGCGGCTGATATGTATGCAGAAGGTGGTAAGACGTCTAGCGTTAACAAGGCGGGTAACTACACCAAACCCGGTATGCGCAAGTCTTTATTTGAGAGTATCAAAGCGTCTGCTGTGCAGGGTACTGCTGCAGGTCAATGGTCGGCTAGAAAAGCACAGCTTTTGGCTAAAAAATACAAAGCAAAAGGTGGAGGTTATCGTGGCTGAAAAGTGGATACAGAAAGCAATTAAGAAACCCGGTGCTCTGCGTGAGTCTATGGGCGTTAAGAAAGGCGAGAAGATCCCTGCCAAGAAACTGGCTGCTGCGGCTAAAAAACCCGGCAAGATGGGTCAGCGTGCTCGTTTAGCGCAGACTTTGAAAAAATTAGGTAAATAAAATGCCTTTCCTTTGGGATTGGATCTGGAAGAAATTAAATGGCACTAGCGAAACCCCAACGCAGCCTCAAGTCTTGGACGCAGCAAGAGTGGACGACAAAGTCCGGGAAGAAATCGTCAGAGACAGGAGAGCGCTACCTACCAAAAAGAGCAATACAAGCGTTAAGCCCAAGCGAGTACGCAGCAACAACAAGAGCCAAGCGAGCCGGAAAAGCACAGGGAAAACAGTTCGTGCCCCAGCCGCCAAAGGTAAAAGCAAAAGTAAAACCGTACAGAAAGGTTAAATAAAAGATGACCGTAGTTGCTAATGCAACATTTAATCTTGACCTCTCGGAGATGGTCGAAGAAGCGTTTGAGCGCTGTGGCTCAGAGCTTCGTTCTGGCTATGATTTAAAGACAGCTAGGCGCTCTCTTAACCTGTTGTTTGCTGACTGGGCAAACCGAGGCATTAACTTATGGACGATTGAGCAGGGGCAGATCCCGTTAGTTCAAGGCGTAAATACCTATGACTTGCCGGTTGATACTGTAGACTTGATTGAGCATGTTATTCGTACAAATCCTGGGGTGCAAAACACTCAGGCAGACTTAACAATCTCACGCATCTCGGTATCTACATACGCAACAATCCCCAACAAATTGCAGCAAGCTCGCCCTATTCAGGTATGGGTAAATCGTCAGTCTGGAGCAACTTACGCTGGTACAAGCACTTCTAGCCCACCAGCAGGCGTTAACTATCCTAAGATCGTTATTTGGCCCACCCCAGACCAAGGAACAGCCCTAGACCCCTATTACACGTTTGTTTACTGGCGACTACGCCGTATTCATGATGCGGGTAATGGTATTAGCACAATGGACATACCGTTTCGTTTTTTAACTTGCTTAGTTGCTGGTTTAGCTTATTACTTATCAGTTAAGTTACCAGAGGCTAAAGATAGGATTGGGTTATTAAAAGCACAGTATGACGAGGCTTGGGAGCTTGCGGCAACAGAAGACAGAGATAAGTCGCCTGACCGCTTTGTACCACGCCGTATGTACATCACCTAGAGGTAGCCATGCCAAATAGATTTGCGTCTGGTAAAAAGGCTATATCGCAGTGTGATCGCTGTAACTTTAGATTTCAGCTTAAAGAACTGCGTATTGAGATTATTAAGACTAAGCCGTATCAGTTGTACGTTTGTAAAGCGTGCTGGGATCCTGACCATCCACAGTTGCAGTTGGGTATGTACCCCGTTGAAGATCCGCAAGCATTACGGCATCCAAGACCGGATAATACGTACTATCAAGCTGGACTTACAGGGTTGCAGTTAAACCAGAATGCAGGAGCAACAGTTGATGGGTTTGGTGATCCAACGATGGGTAGCAGAGTGTTTCAATGGGGGTGGAACCCTGTTGGTGGCGGGTCAAACTGGCCTCAAACGCCAAATGACTTGGTTTCTGGCGTAGTTTTAGGTACAGTTACGGTAACGACAACATAGGAGAAAATTATGTTTAAAAAAGGCGCAGATGGTATTACCAAAAAAGGTAAGACTGAAGGTAAAAATTTAGGTGATTCAGGTCCAAGCGTAGGCATTCAAGCTGGTGCTAAAGGGGCTAAAGGCAAGATGGGTGGCGGTAAAACCAACGAGCAAATGATGAAACTAGGTCGCAATATGGCTAAAGTAGCTAACCAAGGGATGATGCGTAAAAGCGCAGGAAGGGGTCGATAATGCCTAAGTACAGCATGAAACGTGATGGTAAAGAGGTTGGTCCAGCGTCTGTGTATGCTGAGCCACACACCATGGAAGGTAAAAAAGTAACTGTTGCTGGGGCTATTAAAGATAAGTCTGGTGCACAAGTTATGGACGACATGAACATCTCCATAGCTAAAATCAGTAAAAGCCTTGGTAAAGGTGTAAAGACTTCCGGCATTGAGACTCGTGGTAATGGAGCTGCTACTAAAGGGCGCATTGCTAGAGGACCAATGGCGTAAAGGTAAATCATATGAATTACACACAGCTTTACGAAGCTATTCAAAGTTATGCGGAGTCAACGGAGTCTCTTTTCGTTGCCAATATCCCTAATTTTGTCCAGCAATGTGAAGAGCGTGTCTACAACGCAGTTCAAATCCCTGCTATTCGTAAAAACGTTATTGGTAACTTTACCCAAGGCGACTACTACTTAGCCCTGCCTATTGATTATTTAGCGTCTTTCTCTCTTGCTGTAATTGATTCTAGCGGGAACTACGAGTATTTGATTGATAAAGACGTTAACTTTATACGCCAGGCTTACCCCAACGCTACAAACGATACTGGTGTGCCAAAGTACTATGCTCAGTTTAAGCCCTATACATACATCATTGGACCTACCCCAGACGATAACTACCAGACCGAGCTACATTATTACTACTACCCAGAGTCTATTGTTCAAGGCGTAATAGGTGGATTTGGCACTATTGTTGGTGGATCAGGATATACCACCGGTATATACCAAAATGTATCGCTTACTAATGGTTCTGGGCAATATGCAACGGCAACAATTGGAGTGGCGGGTGGCGCTGTTACAAGCGTAACAATTACTAACGGTGGATCGTTCTACCTTACTGGTGACTCGTTAAGTGCTGCTAGCTCAAGTATTGGCGGTACAGGAACTGGATTTTCTGTGCCTGTTACGGTTATTAATAACTCGACTGGAACCTCATGGTTAGGCGATAATTTTGAAACTGTGTTGTTGTATGGTTCGTTACGTGAGGCTGTGATCTTCCAAAAGGGAGAGCAAGATATGGTCAATTACTACGAGCAAAAGTACCAAGAATCGTTAGCATTGCTTAAAGATTTGGGTGATGGTAAAGATAGAAGAAGCGCATACCGTGATGGACAACTTAGGCTGCCTGTACCTGGGCCTGTTAGATAATTTTAGGAGCAAAAAATGGCAATTACTCAAGCAATGGCTACATCGTTCAAGGTTCAACTTTTGAATGGTCAGCAAAACTTTTCAGCAGACACGTTCAAATTAGCTCTGTATACCAGCTCGGCTACTATTAACGAGAACACAACCGCTTATTCAGCAACTAACGAAGTAGCTTCTACTGGCAATTATTCTGCTGGTGGTAATACTTTGACGGTTTCTGTTACCCCAACAAACTCTGGCAACGTAGCCTATATCTCGTTTGCTAATACTTCTTGGGCTAACTCAACGATTACTGCGGCTGGGGCTCTGATTTATAACAACAGCCAGTCTAATTCAGCCGTTTGTGTGCTGAGCTTTGGTGGAGATAAAACTTCTACCAATGGTACTTTTGCTGTTAATTTCCCAACTGCTGATGCAAGTAACGCAATTATTCGTTTGACCGCTAGCTAAGGAGCTGTAAATGGCTCTCATCTTAAAAGATAGGGTTAAAGAAACCACTGCTGTTACCAGTACGGGTACGGCTACCCTTTTGGGTGCTGTAACGGGATACCAATCTTTCTCGGTTATTGGTAATGGGAACACATGCTATTACGCCATTGCATCCCAGACTGGATCAGAGTGGGAAGTTGGTATTGGTACGTACACTTCGCCAGATCAACTAGCTAGAACTACGGTTCTGTCTTCTAGTAATAGCGGGTCGCTGGTTAACTTCTCTGCTGGTACAAAGGATGTCTTTGTAACTCAGCCAGCTGAAAAATCGGTATATACCGACGCAAGCAATATTGTTAACACCTCTGGTAATGCCGCTACGACTGTTACTTTTACTCAAGTTAACACCACAAACTTAGTTGCTAATACGGTAACGCTAACTGCTGGAACAATCAGCACCAACGCCGCAAATGCCACGGATATTACTAACAAGACATATGTTGACGGGCTTTTCTCAACAGGTATTACATATCACGAGCCTGTTTTAGTTGAGTCGCCAATTGCTTTAAATGCCGTATATGTTCAGCCAAATGGCGCTGGTAATGGTGTAGGCGCAACATTAACTAATAACGGGGCTAATGCAGCACTCGTAGTTGATGGTGTAAGCGTATCTAATACAGCCCGTGTCCTTGTTTATCAGCAAGCTAATGCTGTTCAAAACGGTGTATATACAGTTACTAACCCAGGAAATGCCTCCGCACAATGGGTCTTAACTCGTGCAACCGATGCTGATACTTATGGCGTTGGAGACCCAAATAAACTAGGTCAAGGTGATGCATTCTTCGTTCAGTCTGGTAATACGGGGGCTGGTGAAACTTATATTCTCAATACCGTAGGCACAATTACTTTTGGTTCAACCAACCTTACGTTTGCGCAGATTAGTTCTGCCCAGATTTATGCAGCGGGTACAGGTCTTAACCTTTCTAACCTAACGTTTAGCATCGCTAATACGACTGTTGTTTCTGGGCTTTATGGTGACTCAGCTAATGTATCGGTTATTGAAGTCAATGCTCAAGGGCAACTAACTTCGGCTGCCAACTCCGCTATTAACGTATCTAACATCACTGTTGGTACTTTATCAAACGATAGAACTACAGCGTCCGCCTCAAACGGTGCTAATACCATTGTATTGCGTGACTCTACTGGATCGTTTAATACCAACGTAGTTACGGCTACAACAGGTAACTTCACAAACATTACCGCTAACGCTGCCGGTCTTACAGACATCAACGCCTCAAACATTACTAGCGGAACCATAGCTAACGCCCGTACTACAGGTAATACATCTAACAGCGCTTCAACTTTAGTATTGCGTGATGCCAACGGTGCTTTTGAGTCTGGCAACATAACTGCATCAAACTTCATTGGTGCTGGCACAACCATAACTTCCATAAACGCAAGCAATATATCGTCTGGGACAATACCTAATTCTCACACTACAGCAGCTTCCGCTAACGGAGCTTCTACGATTGTTTCCCGTGACTCTGGCGGTAACTTCTCTGCCAATACCATTACAGCAAATATTTCAGGTGATATTTCTGGTGGTACAAATATCAATGCGTCTAACATTACTTCGGGGACCATATCAAATGCCAGGACTACTGCTTCTTCTGCCAATGGTGCTTCCACTATTGTGCTTCGTGATGTTAACGGGTCTTTTGATGCCAACGTTGTAAACGCTACAAACCTTAGCGGTGGCGGTCTATCAATTACCTCAATTAATGCGTCAAATATTTCCGCTGGGACTATTGGGTCTGCTTATGTGTCCGGGGCGTACGCTAATATTACTGGGGTAGGTACAGTTACTTCTGGTACATGGCAGGGTAATACAGTAGCTATTCTTTACGGTGGCACTGGGCAGACTACAGCTAACGGGGCGTTTAATGCCTTGGCTCCTAGCCAGACGGGTAATAACGGGAAATACTTAACTACCGATGGGGCTAATACCTCTTGGGGCACTGTTACTGCAGGTATCACAATTACCAACGATACAAGCACAAACGCCTCGTACTACCCAATATTTACTACGGCTAATAGCGGGTCTATCAGCGCTGCCAATGTATCGTCCACAGAACTGATATTTAACCCTGGGACTAACGCATTAACTGCCCCAAATATCGTGGCAAGTAACGGGCTTTTTGTAAACAATATGACGGTTGCAGGTAGTTTTTCTGTACCTGCTGGGTATTCAGCTAGCTCTGTAGGGCCTGTAACTGTGGGGTCGGGAGCTACAGTAACCCTCCCTTCGGGGAGTCGTTGGGTAGTACTGTAAATGTTTGCAGACTCACCGTATTCCGGTGCCCCGTTTGCATCACTAGGTATAAACCCTGATGTAACGGTTTTTGTTACTGGGGTAACGGCGGTTGGTGCGGTAGGTACGGTAGATTTAAGTCTTGGCTGTACAGTTGATTTAACAGGCGTTTATGCCGTAGGTCGGGCGGGTAATGTAGATGTAACGGCTGATGCTAACGTCAATGTGACGGGTATTCCTACCCCAGTATTGGTTGGGAACGTAGATGCCAAGGCAGATGCGGTAGTTGATTTAACAGGTGTGTATGCGGTAGGTCGTGTTGGTAACGTAGACGTAACGGCTGGAGCGGTAGTTAACTTAACGGGCTTTGCAATACCGACCCTATTAGGAAATGTAACTACCCAGTCTGACAACTACATAGATGTAACAGGGCTTGCCTCACCAGTATTGCTGGGCACCATAGATGTAGAAGTTAGCTCGTTTATTGATGTCACGGGACTGTATGCGGTAGGGCGAGTTGGCGATGTGTCTGTAGCTATTAGTATTGACGCAAACGTGACAGGCGTTAGAACAGTTGTTAAACTTAAGAGGGTAAATGTTTGGGGCTTAATTAATCCAGGAGCTGGGTCAGGATGGACCGAAATTAGTCCGTCACAAAGCCCGACTTGGACAGATGTAATAGCCGCTTAAAGGTAAATTATGACTACATACTCAACATCGTTAAAACTAACCCTGATTGGGGACGGTGAACAGGCGGGTACCTGGGGGCAAACTACCAATACCAATCTAGGAACCTTGCTAGAGCAAGCCATTACGGGTGTTCAGTCAATTACTATGACGGACGCTAATTACACCCTGACTAATATAGATGGGGCGTCAGACGAGGCAAGAAATGCGGTTTTGGTAGTAGGTGGGACAAACGCAGCTATCCGAGACGTTATTGCTCCATTAGTCAATAAAGTATATATTGTTGTTAATAATACGACTGGTGGTTTTGCTATTAGGATTAGGGGTGCTACAGGCACTTCTGTTGAAGTTGGTAACGGAGTTACAACCCAAGTATTTTGTAATGGGTCTAATTTTTTTACAGCGTTTTCTGGTACAGGAGCATCAGCTGGAGGGGCGGTTTATGAGAATAGACAGACGGTTGGGTCGAACTACACCATGAGTTCAGGCTATAGCGGCGAGAGCGTAGGACCCATTGACATTTTGGCGGGCGTATCAGTTACTATTCCAGCGGGCAGCCGTTGGGTTATTTTATAAGGAATCATTATGGCTTCAGTTGTCATTGCAGGCGACGTATCGGGTACATGTACCTTACAAGCTGCTAACGCAGCGGGTACTACTGTTCTTAGTTTACCGACCACTTCGGGGACTTTGGTTGCTACCAACGGCTCACCCACTTTTGTAACCGTAACTTCAACAACCGACAATACTACGACTCTTAATGCAACAACTGGGAATATAACAACAGTAACTGCGGGTCTAGGTAACGCAACTGCCCCATCTATTACATTTACTGGTGATACCAACACAGGTATCTTCTCCCCCACAGCCGACACTATTGCTTTTACTGAAGGTGGTACTGAAAGTATGCGTATTGATGCTTCAGGAAATTTGGGTATTGGTACTAGCAGTCCAGGAGATAGGATTCATGCTGCTGCGTCCGTAGCTGCTGGACTTTCATTACAAGCAACAGGAACAGGCGGTAGTACTTGGAGATTTCTTTCAACTGATAACGCTGCTTCGATTGGTGGCGGTTACTTAGGGTTTAATAACGGTAGTTACCGAATGGTTATCGACTCTAGTGGTAATGTTTTTGTTGGCGGCACTACTCAAAACACATCTACAAATCCTGTTTATGCTAAGAATACCGCTAAAGCATGGGTGCAATTTGTAGGGTCATCAGGTTCAGTAAACCAGTCTTTTAATGTAAGTTCAGTAACAAGAAACGCAACTGGGCAGTACACAGTAAATTACACCTCGGCACTTGCAAATGCAAACCCAACTATTGTTGGCACCATTAACGGCAATACAATGAGCTTTGGCAATAGTGCGTTACCTTCTGTTGTCAACGGGACAAATACCACTACCACTTCTGTTCTTTGGGTTGGTTATACAACAGGCGGTAGCAATTTTACAGCCAATGACTATACCGCTATTGGTATGGTGGCGTTTGATTAATTAAGGAACATCCATGAAACAGGCAATTATCTATTCTCAAGACAACGGACAAGTAGCTGTTTGCTACCCAACAGGCGAACTGCCGATTGAAGAAGTGCAAGCTAAAGATACTCCAAAAGGCTCTTTAATCGTAAACATTTCTGACTTGCC